GGAACCGCCCTCGTTGTATCTGCTAATCACATTGTTGATTATCTCAGCAGATACCAGATCGGAGTAAGCCTGTGCGCGTTCGTTTCTATTGGCGACAGTTCCGACCAACGCTTTAAATCTGTTATCGACGCTGAACGTACCGCTATGTGATAGCGACATCTTGGTGAAGTCGAGCAGTTCTTGAATCGCATCAGCGGCAACTTCGTGCTTCTTAGGATCAAGACCAAAGACGTTAAGGATGGCGTCAACGAGACGGCGCAAGATCGAGCGTTGGTCGAGCGGTGCAAGACCAGCAAGAATGTTCTGGAACTCCGGCGCAGTGAGTGCGTAGGTCAGGAACTCAGCATTGCTGGACAAGCCGAGCCTTACGACCGGATCTGTATCCAATCCAAGTTTGACTGCATTAGCGAGGGCGAAGTTACGGATCGCTTCAATACGTGCCACTGCCTTCCGTTGGGATTCAGTCTTAGGGTTAAGTAGAACTTTGGCTGTCGGTGCGTGGAGGTATTCGTGCAGTAGCACGTCCACTAAACCACGACCGTTGTGTTCGTTTAGGTTGACTAGAACCGAGTTGCTTGTCCGGTCGTATAGACCAGCAAAGCCTAAGTCCAACTCGACCATTGCGAAGTTAATGTTCCGAATGAAGTCCGGCGCAGTAAGTAGTAGTTCGGCAACCAGTTGCTGTTTTGGCGTGCCAGTCTCCGTGATCCTACGGAGGGCTCCGAGAACAGAGTTGGGGTCACCGGATACCAGACCGAGCTGGCTAACAACGCGCAGGTTCTCTGCCTTTGCTTCGTCGCGGAGGGACGGGTCGATCTGTGACAACGAGAAGTTGTAGTCCGGATCGGAGACACTACGCGGCTTGCCGAGTATCTTGATCTTACCGCCGACCTCTCTGGTTGGGAGGTTTCCACTCTCTAGTGCTTCGGTGCCTGCTATCTGTGCAGCTGCTTCGGAGAACGATTTCGCTGTGGACTGCTTGCGCTCAGTGGCTGATAGATTCTCCTCGCTAAACGTTGCGATTGGTGTGCTGCTTGGACGCCCAACTGAACGAACATTTGGATCTGTAACCTGACCCTCAGAAGGTTCGAATCGGGTCTTTCTAACGACATCAACCGGATCAATATACTTGGTAAGGAGACTGGACTTCGGTATGTTGACGCCGTTTTTAATCAGCGCTTTATCTAGGTTTTCTTTTCGTCTCCGCACTTCCCCATCAAACTTGTTACGGAGATCCACGCTTGCCTCGATCTCATCGAGCTTACGCCTCACGGCCTCAGATGTATCTCTTCTGTTGCGTTGAATAGTGGGGGAGCCAGCAATGATCTCAACGTATTGCTTCCACTCCGGAAGTTTGAGGACACGCTCAATCCGCCGACTCTCCTCTTCAACACGTTTTCTAGCGGACTCAGAGAGCCCAGACAAGAACTCTCGGTTGTCCTTTATTTGAGCGTAAGCTGCTTCGATATCGTTGATTAGTTTGTTGACTAGAATAGGTCCACTTAGTTCTCTTGCGGCCTTAGCCTTCTCAAGTTGTTTCTGTTTGGTGGTAATCGAAGCATCCAAATCAGCGAGGGTCTCGTCGCCTTTGTAATAGACGTCCGCATACGTTTTCTGTAGTCCCGCCAGTTCTTCTTTAAGCGCGGTTCTTTCCTTATTAGACTTCGCCTGTTTTAGTAGAGCGGGTATCTTCTCAATAGCTTTGCTCGACTCGTCTCGCAAAACGAGACCCTCAGTGATCTCCAGAATTCTTGATCGAACATCGCTAATTCCGTTTATGAGATCCTCAGTTCCTCTGCGTGTATCCTGTAGCTTCTGGATTTCCGCTTCGATGTCACTAACGTTTTTGTCTTGGAACGCAGCAACGCTCTCGACCGTAACTCCGACGCGACCAGCTTCAAGACCTTCAGCGATCTGCCTTTTAGTTTTGAGTCTGACTGGACCCATATCTTCGGCGTCCGTCTTCCCAATAAGCGTCCTTAGCAAACGGAACGAATCAAAAATATCTGCGCGAGCTTCTTCGATTGTGTTGAGTGCGATCCTTCGCTCACTGCCGAGCTTTAACAAATATGGCAGAGCTGCCTGAGCTGCCTCCAAATAGTTATTGGTGTAATCAATAGTATCTTGATCTGTCGCTTCCGCTTGACGCACGGCTTTACCCGCTGCAACAGCTTCACCCGACCAAGTGGACAACGCTTCCTTATATGCTTCTGTCTCTTCGTCACCTTTGTTCGGTGGAGGTGGCATCGCCGCCGCAGGTGTTGCAGATTTACGTTCAGCTGGTGCTCGCAGTGGCAGCGACATTGTAGGTGGTAGCCAACCGAGGGCGATCAGCAGACCAGCGGCCTGCTTACCTAAATCCGACCCCGACAACTCGAATAATACAGTGCGAGCGTATCCTTTATTGGTATGGAGAATGTAATCGGTGTTAAGTTTACCAGCTAGTGATTGGACGAGCACAGCATCAGACAAGTTGTCTGCCTGATATGGTGGTATTATTTCGGTCTGTACCGCAAGATTCCTGAAGACTTGGGCTAGTTTACCAGTTTTGTCCTCTGCGATGGTACGGTATAGCTCGCTCGCCAACAAAGCCGAACGGTTCATAAAGACAAGGTCAGACGATTCCAGTGCGCTGGCATACGACTCGCCTGTGAGTAGTATATCATATACTCCCGCATCTGCCCCACTCTCTTGCCTCCGCCTATCCATCTCATCTTGCAGCGCTTGAACTGTATCTGCGCCAGCCGCTCCGATTATCTCCTCTAAGAAGAACCCCTCTCCATCTCGCTTAACGTAATCTAATGATGTGAGTCCGGTGTTGGGGTCGGCTCGTTCGGCTTTGGCATTCCTGTTCGCTACTGTGTTAAAGGTCGAGGCTCCTACAACTGTCAAATTAGCCGGACGATTCAAATACGTATTCGGATCTGGTAGTGAGTAGAATCTACCGCCAGCAACAGTAGCGTTGGCAAAAAGGTATCTAGCGTATTGGATGATAACCGAAGTGGGGTCTCCGCCCTTGATGTTCTTGTATATCTTTTTGATGTTGGCAGCTATTGAATTAACATCACCGTCTATCATCTCGGTTACGAACTTAACAAGATCTGTCTCCTTGAGTTTATCCAGAATAACTCCGTCCCTGACTTCTTGTGGGAGATCAGAAAACTCTATCGTGTTTCCGTCTTCGTCAATGTACCTAGATGTTAACTCCTGCCCGTCCCCGATCTTAATCTTATCCTGATATTCCAGAGACTGAAAGACTTTCCGTACTACGTTTTGAGCCAAACGATATTCATTTAACTCGGCATTAAACCCTCGGCTAAGATCCTCTATCGTGTTGTCGATGTAAGTATCTGACCAAGGGAATCTTGAATCTCTATTTCTTTTCGACGCGAGGAGGTTGCGGGTAGTTTTATAGAGCTTTAATAATGAGGTAGCGAAGTAAGATCCCATATCCCCCTTGATCTCAGACGTGCTCACCATGTTGTTCACAAACAACTCAATGCGTGGGCTCTCAAAGTTCGATCTCTCGTTGAATACCTGCTCGCCATTCTCATCAATTCTCGGGTTTGTTACGCGACCAAAACTACCTATGGTAACTGGTTCTGGGTTGCGAGGCACATAGTATCCTTCGATAATACGCCCGTCCCGTGTATACTGTGACGGGTTCAACAGATCTCTATCGAACGTATCAGGTATGATTACACGATAACCAGCCGCGATCTGCGCTTTTGTGATCTTAGGGTTGTTTGTGAACACACCAAACAGACCATCTTTATCCACCGGAAAGTAGATACTTTTGTCTGTTTTACTATTGACGACTTCGTATTTCTTTCCGTCGATTTCGTAATATCTTTCGTCCTTTATTTTGACCTTGACGTCTTTCAACTGTTGCGCTAACGCTTCGCGTTTAGCAATAAAGCCAGAGGGTACTTTTCTACCGAGCAGCGCATCTCTCTCCATAGCGCTATCCATCCGATTGATCTCTACCTCAATAGAGTCGAGCATAGCGGTATCCTCACCAATGGTTCCTTTGGTTCTGGACCTACCGGTAATGGTAACCAGCTCACCGAATTGTGGGTACTTAGACAGCACTTTCTCGCTAAGGAGTTCGTGCTTGTCCTTGATGTAAGCGTTGGTGTTGGCTACCTCTTGGCCTTCTTGCTCGACTACCTCAACTTGAGCTTGTGAGAACGCTGGGAATTTATTCACACCAGACTCAGTAATAAACTGACCAGCTTGGGCTAAGGTCTTTCCGGTTTCCGGCAAGTTGACAATGAACCCGCCTTCGACTAGCTCATTAAACATATCTTCCTCTTGCGTGCCATTTCGGAACTGTTCTTTAGCGTAAGCTACTCTAGTAACCTTAATGTCGGGCGTTGGATTAAAGGCTTTGACTCTAGCTCTAGGAGCTACTTCTTCTCTAAAACCACCTACACCAAAAAGTGAGCGGCGAAGTTGAGTGAGCATCTCTTGCTTTCGTTCATTCTCTAGGTCTCTATAGAAATCAAAATCAGACTGTAGGACAGAACCAACACTGTTGATGTATTTGGTAGCCTTAGCCCTCATATCCTTCATCTGCCCTTTGATGCGCGATACAGCGGCAGACCTCTTAGCAGCAGGTAGCTTATCAGTTTCTCCAAGACGGGCGTCTAGTTCCTTACTCTTAACAACATAGTTGTTAACAGCAACAAGGAAATCCCTCACACGGTCTTGTACTGGCTTTGCCGTTCTACGTTTAATCGCTGCCATTTCTTTTTTGGCTTGCTGCGTAATATCAAAAACCTCTGTGCTCGCCGCATCAATGGCTGTGCGTAAAGCAGGAGCCTCGAAGTTGACGGTGGAGAGCGGAGCCCGCATTGCTACGCCGAGCTTCTCATAAAGGATCTCTCTGGTCTCTTGATCGTAACCTGTAACCGCTACGGTTTCCACGCTGTCTCGACGCTCCTCATCGACCTTAACACCCATCTTCTTTAGGTAAGCCTGAAAGTTTTTATTAGTGTATGTCTTTACATCAATCGTGGTAAACGCTTCAGGTGTATTGGAAAGTAGGTAGTGTAGCGTGTTCGTGTCGCTGGCCTTTGTTACGGCCTCTTCTTCAGGTTCCGGTTCCGCTTGTAGCGCTGTCAGCTCCGACACCGCTATACCGAACACCTCTTCATACTCACGCTCGACGACATAGTCCTGTATGATATTTATCCGAGCAACCAAAGCCCTGTAGTCATCAATGATTAGTTGGCGTTGCTTAGGTGTCGCCTTGTTATTGGTGTCTTCGGCAAAACTGATAATGTCCTCCGCCATTGACTCGACGGTATCCAGTTCTTCAATCGAGACGTCGGAGAGACCGATAGATGTGCCGAGTTTGTTGCGTAGTGGTACTATACGTACAATGTTCTCGATACGATCCACATCAACAGGCGCGTCCGAATCCACATAGCTCTGCCTAATCCCATTGATAGACTCAGCGAAATCGCGGTCTAGCTGCTTCTGTGATTCGTCCCAACTACGGTACACGCGTGGGCCTTGTGATGCAGGGGTTAGCGGTTCTTGCGTTGCTGCGGATTCGAGCTCGATCGCATCCTCACTGAATCCTTTTTTGTTTTTTCTGAGTGCGGCAATTTCTTTTTTGATTGTTTTCTCAAGATCAACGCTTTGTTGTTTGATGAGCTTCTGCTGCTCCTTGATGGACTTCTGTTCTTCCGTTAACTGTTTATCACTAATATCCAGATAATTGAGAGACGCAAGGGTATCGGTAACCTTCTTAAGATTCTTCTGCTTACTAGAGATTTGAGCGTCGAATCCCTCAAGTATTCTTCTAGTCCTGTTCTGTTTATCGGTAACAAGCTCTAGCTCACCTTCTGTAGCGGGAGCGAATGAGCGACCGAGGATGTCCTCCGTCTCTGCTTGCAACTCTTCATCGGTCATCTCCGGTTCACTTGGAGCGACGAATCCAAACTCTTCTTTTGACTTGACGAGATCCTTGCGGTTAGCGAACCCAAACTCAAATTGACCTTCTGCGGTTTCCGATATTGGCGATTTGGGTGTGATGTCGATACCGTACCACTCTGCTATAGCCTTGATCTGTAGAGAGTTAGTAAGGGGGATATTCATAGTAGAAGACCCGTCCTTAAGTGAAAGTCCACCTTTAACAATAAGACTACGTACGTTCCCTTCGTCATCGCGGAAGACTTCAAATGACTCAGGGGTTGTTTTTTCTTTTACTGGAAAAGCAAATTTAGTTTTCTTCTTGCCCCCCATTGATACGTAAGGAGTGCCAGCAGGAACACCAAAAGTCTCCTGCCCGATGGTAAGGATAGGTGCAGTAAATTTTGAAGCTCGCTGAAAGCGTGGCCCCAAGTTAATGAACTCAACTGATCCACCACCCTCTGTGAGATACGGTTTACTAAGTCGAAGGTTGACGGAGCTGCCGTCCGGATCTAGCTCCAGAACACCGCTGAAACCACTGTATTCAATTTCCTCCCCAAGGATGTCATCCAGCAGGGGCTCGAACGGCTCGTCTGCGGGTGCCCACTGACCCGTCTCTTCGTTAAAGACAGGTCTCCCCTTAAGGGGTCTTTCGTTGGGGTTAGCAACCACAGTGCGTCCTTTGATATCTTCCTGAGTTTTCTGCGCGGCGATATCTCTTTCGACAGAGAGTCGCGCTTGTTCACGCGCCTCGTCGATACGGCGCTGCAATACATCGGCGGTAGAATTGCTGTTGTTCTTACGAAGCCGATTTGCAATATCCTCAAATGCGGATGCTCTGCCTTCAAATACCAGACTCTGTTCTGATTTACGGACTCTGCCGAACTGGGTGCTGCCAGCGATACCTGCACCCAAAGCACCGCCGAGAAGTCCGGCGTCAAACACTTGTGCTACTTTCTCAGCAAGCGAAGCATCCCGATCGAGAGCCGAGTTCTCAATAGCCATGCCGACGGCTTGGTCTAGTGATTCTTCAAACGCCTCGCTAAGTCCACCTTTTAGTGTGGTCTTCAACCAGTTTTTGTATGTGCTGGTAATAGCTGAGCGTGCAGCGATATTGAACGCCTTGTCACTAAGGACGCGGCCTTCGTTAGCTGCATTCTGGTATGCCTGTTTGGCTTGTCGGTAATTCATCTTACTGACTGGAACAGCACGCTCGGCAGCTTCTTGGACGGAACGTGCTGTCAGTGTGTCACCGCCACGAATCTTACGAACCACGTTTGTGCCGATGTCTTCAACAGCGCCAAGTCCCAATCCCGACAGACCCACTGTGATAACAGACGTGGATACGCCCATTGCAAGAGCAGCAGGAAGAGCATTCTTATACTTCTCCTCGTGGCTCATGTCGTCCGGCATCTGATTGTAGAGAGAACCAAATGCGGAGCCAGCTGATCTGGTAAACGTAACGGCGGCAAGTGGAGCTAACTCTCCGAACTTTTTAGCAAAACTCTCACCGACATCTGTGATAGCCTTGCCGAGAAACTGTGAGCCCTCAGCAGACGCTGCTTTGCGGAACGAAGCCGCTGCCACATCATCAATCTCAGAGAGTGCCATCTTAGCACCACCACGAATCATAGCACGCGCCGACATCGCACTTGTTTTCGCAAGTGCTTTGGCTCCGGCAAACGCGCCACCTGTTCCAATAGTCAGACCGATGTCGGCAGCTACCTGTGGGAGTGTGTTCAACAGCTGGAAACCGAAGCCGTATTCGTCTCCGTAGAGGCGGGAGAATTCCTGACGTCTGGTCTGATCTTTCATCATGTCGCCCATCGTCGTAGCAGCCCACTCATTACCAGCGAGAGCGGCGATGCCCAAAGGGATCTCAGCTAAAGTCTTCCATGCGCTTTTTCCAAACTGTTCTAAGCGGATACCAAACGCATCGTAATCTTTACCACTACCTACATATTGCTCAATGAACTCGGAAGGGGAGAGCCCGTCGGCTTTTGCTTTTGCGTAACTACTAACCGCTTCAGGTTCCTCTTCAAGGATCATCTTAATAAGATCTGGAGCAGCGGATTGCAGTAACAATTTACGTTGGACGGAGGCTTGTTTCTGCTGGTCTTCATTTAGCGAAGAGCTACTGACAGCCTGATTGAACTTCTCCACATTAGCTAGGAGGCTTGGGGCGAGAATAACATTGCCCATCGAGTCGGTAGTGATTCCGGTCTCAGGACGGTCGGCTCTGTAAGGAGCTCCAGCAACTCTGTCCGTAAGCGCATCACTAAACTTTTCGATCTCAGCAGCGCTAAAGCGTTGGCTGAATACGTTATTACCAGCAAGCGCGTCAGCCAGCGTTGTGTCGGGCGCATACTTCGGTTGTTTCTGTTCGCCGTCAAATAGGTCAATAAGGAGCTCGCCACCTTTAATGAAGGGGTAACTGATAGCCGTCTTCGCGCCTTCTAGGATGGATTCTCCGGTGGTGCGGAGTTCGGCAGTTTTCTGCTCTATTCTATTGGAGGCATTTTTTTCGATTAACTTGTTTAAGTCCTTATCCGTTTTTGCGAGATCACTAACCGTACGTTGGAACATCTCATATCGGGAGTCCTCAGCGCCGTTGGTCAGACCACCGTTCAATGGTTTGACGAAATCATTGACCCGATACAAGTCAGCGGACGACAAAGCACCAGTTGCGATAAGTGACTTGACCTCACCTGCGATAGCGTCAGGTCGTGCGTTTGCACCAGCATAGAGGCTGCGTGATCCGTCTTCTTCATCGAGCGCTGTGATGCTATACTCCCCGCGATCGACAGCGGACATACGTGCACGTTTTATCAGTGACTTGTCGGCAAGGGTCTCATCGACATACGGCTTGAAACCCTCCGCTTCGGATGGAGCTCTCTCTCGTAAGGTAATGTAGTTCGCAAGATTGCTGGCTTTAGCTTCATTCGCTACAACGTTTTCTGGTCCTTCGCTATTTGTGCGGAGGTAGTCCAATACAAAACGGGCGTCGGTGTCTTCGTTACGCGTCGTGCCAACAACACTAGAATACAAATTATTTTTGACATCATCAGGCATGTCATCGGTAAGCAATCCGTCACTCTGAAGACGATCAGCGACTCCGGCGACGATCTCCTGTTCAGTATCTTGGTTTAGTTGTCCTGCGCTGTAGTAGCTAGACCTAACATAATCCGTGTAGTTTTTAAGGTTTGTTATTGGTTCAGCAACCTCTTCTTGGTTTGCGATCCAGTCGTCGTATGGTTTAATTTCCAGCATGGTGGTAATTTGGTTTGGTATTATGTTGTCTAAGGTGGTGTTGCCATTGGAGCAACTGTTTTACTTGAAAATAAAGATCGAGGGCTAGAGGTCGTAGCTGATTTTCCTACGCCCAATATGCTTGCGTCATAACGCGTCCTGATGTTTTTAGCAAGACCGTAAAGCTCGTCGGCGTTCATTTCAGCTGCCTGTAGTTGTTCTTCCGGTGTACCGAAGAGGTTAACAACCCGCTCTACTGCGGCTTTCTCCCCAACGTTAGCGAAATTACCAGTCGATTTACCTACGTAGTCCTCTCCGAATTTAACGTTATCGAGACCTTTAAAGATGGTGTTCTTTAGCTCCATGTCAGTATTACTACTGGAAGTCACACCCTTAAGTGCGCTGTTCCAGCTCGCCTTAGCTGTCTCATCTGAGCCTAAGAGTGCACTGTTGGCGACTCCGACTCTAGCAAAATAGACAGGCCGCTGTTCTTCTGGTACCTGTGTCAGACCATAATCTAATGCCTGATTCAGTGCAGCGAGCGACGCCATGTTCTCACGTGCGCTAAGGGACTTCTTCCTGTTTTCCTCTAACCTCAGCTTGGCGTCCTCGAAAGCGATTCCTTTTAGTTTAAGGTCCATAGCCTTTTCAGATTGCCCTTCGAGTCTTTGGCGCTGCCCTCGCAGAAACGATATCTGATCGTCACCACTCAAGCCACTATTAGTAGCCACACTGAAATACTTATTCATCAGAGGTTGAATATCGCCCTCATATGAAAAGTTTTCCTCTTCGGTTTTTTCGTAATCAGCCATAGAATTTTATTGGTATCGCCCGAATGTCTCTACACCTGCATCGCTAAACTCTTTCCTAATTCCTTGCCTAATTTTTAATTGTGTTTCTTTTGGTAGCTTATCGAACTCTTCATCAGAGTATAACTCTTTCCGTCTGTCGTTTTGTGCCTTGATGACACTTTGCGCAAACTTAAGGGAGGCATCGGCTTCCCGTGCGCCACGCTGAGATTTCAATAATTGCCTAATTGTTTCAGCGGTGCCGAGTACATTCTTAGTCGGACTCAAAACGTCACCGAGTGCTCCTGCGAACTCGCCAACGGACTTAGGCTGGAATACCCGCTGCCCTAGAGTCTCGACGTCCTTAGCATACTGGTCTTTTACTTCTTGGTCGCCCATAAAATATCTGCCTGCGTCATAGATCTCTAACGCTGGACCAGCAGCCTTACCAAATAACCTAAGCGATTTTCCCCCACCGCGAAAAGCTGTAGTTGCGAGTTTCGCTAGTTTTGACTTACCGGCTTCTTTGAGGAGTCGGGCGATAGCACCCTTCCCCTTTCCGGCGGCTTTGGCAGCTTCGTCAGCAGCGCCAGCAGCTTCGTCAGCTGCGCCAGCACCTTCATAAGTAGAGCTAGCGGCTTTGTCAGCAATATCTTTGGCTATATCTTTGGCTGCACGAGCGGCTTCAGAGGTATCACCTACTGCACCAGCGACTTTTGCAGCATCATCTAACATACTAAAAGGCTTGGTAGCATCGTCCGCAAGTTTTGAGAAATTATACTTCTGCTTGAGTGCTTCAGACGTGGTCTTGGCCGCATCGTCTATCATGTTAAATGGTTTGGCAGCATCGCCTGCTGCACCGCCAGCTTTGGCAGCAGCTTCAGCAGCTTCAGCAGCGGTTTTGGCGGCGGCTTCGGCGGCGGCTTCGGCGGCGGTTTTGGCGGCGGCGGCTCGGGCTTTCTCTGTTATGTACATTGACCCACCTTTTACGAGGAGACGCTCAGGACCATCATTACTATCCAGAACGTCATCAAAAAACTGCATGATGGGTCCTTTCTCTACTGGCACTTCAGGCGGTATAGTAGGTGAGGAAGGTGCCGATGGCGACGGCGTTGGGACTGGCGTCGGGGTTGGTGTGGTTGACGTAGTTGTCGTAGTTGGTGTAGTTGGTGTATCCTTACTGCCATACTTACTTTTCAGGAAATCATAGGCTTTCTGTACCTCGGCGTCAGCTTGCTCGTAACTTAGACCAGCACCGACGCCACCCTTGAGTGCTCTATCACGCCCTTCTTGATCGAGTAGTGCACTCTTGCCACCAAAACCTACGGACTTGTTGATGTTCTCAGTAAACTCTTTAGGTGTGTTCGATATCGGCGGGAGGCCTTGCCTCTCTCTTATTTTGTTTAATCCCTCTCCTGTAGCCTTGTCGCCAAAACTCTTGTAACCTTCCCGTTGCTCTTGATCAAGTGCTCTGCCCTCCGAAAAAAACTTGTCACTTTTAGACATGCCGATAGTAGACTCAGGGACACCGGTAGGGCTTAATCCAGTCATTGGGACACCCCCAGCTCTCTGTAGTTCCTGTAGTTTAAGGGCAGCCTTGTTGGCTTGATCCATCTGATTCTTTTTGTCCTTCTTAGTGGCCATATCTATTTTACCAGTTGTAGTTACATGCCCACCATTTGGGCGTTAGTTTGTTTTTTTCGGATGAACAGTTCATCCGAGACTTAAAATTAGAACGACGTTTTTCGTTCTTGTGTTGCAGGAAATCTTTATATCCACGCTGACCAAACTTCAATTTACGCACATCACTGCCGCTTTTTGCAAGCACGACATACTTCTTAGGGTCTCCAGCAGGAGCCTTCTTAGGTTTATTGAAACCAGAAAACAACTCACCACGGTATTGAACCTTACCGCTTGATGTTCTTTTAAATTGAGCTGGCACACCGCAGATACTGCATCTTCTTGCCAAGAAATCAAGACATTTTTTAGGTCATGTGACCTGTATCCTGTGTCATGTGACCTGTATCCTGTGTCATTTAACTGGACTCCTACTCAACCAACGCGTAGAATAAGCTCGATGATTAAAAGCGTTCCCATTGCCGGACACAAGATACCGATACGGGTGCGACGCCTCGACGACTGCTACGGGCAATATCTACCTGACGCGAAGGTTATTGAAATAGACACGGAGACGATCAAGGACGCGAAACTGTTTCGTGAAACACTGAGGCACGAGATGGTCGAGGCGACACTGTTTCTCTCGGGCATCGCTTACAGCGATACCTACTCACAGGAGCCGATCGTGCGGGCACTCGACGAACTGTTCTGGCCCGCATGGGAGAAGGTGAGAGTAAAGATTTGACCCTATATAATCTTTCTCTCCTTTAGTAATTCATATTATCTCAGTAATTCATATTCTCTTATTTATTGAATTATTATGAATTACCGACATTCCAGAAACTCTTTGAACTTTTCTGACGTGTGCTTTTTGCAACACACTCGCATTAACCTCAGTCCAAATACGCGTGTCTTGACCTGCTAACTACGTCGAGATCTCTCATCGTCCTCGGCGTTGACCGACCGAACACACCCATTTCCGTTTTGTTCGGAGCGTCCACCGCAACCAGCCCATGCCGCTGCCTTGCCAGATCCAACGCGATAAATGCGGCGTCGGCGATGTCCGGCGACTGCCCCATGCGTTGTTTAAGTTCGGCTTTGGTTTCGACTTTGACGCGCAGGTTACCGGATTTAATCATCTCGTAGCGCCTGATGCACATCTCCTTCGCCAGCACGTCACTGATCCCCATTATTTGTTTGGTGCGTAAAAACTCTTTACCAACAAACCACAGCTCTGACACACGGTTGGTGTAGAGTTCCTCTCCAGTTAGTTTGCTGTTCATACTAACCCGCCTATCTGAAGCCTTCCCTCCGAACTGCACGCGCAGGAATTGGTCTGACCACTCTCCTGCTAGAACGTCGCAGAACGGCGAGCCCGCTCCAGTTGAGTCAATGGCGACGTTTTCTGGTTTGATCCCTAAGCGTATACAGGTGTCTCGGATTTGATGAACGATCTGATACGTCCTCGGCACTGCCTTGTTAGTCGCATCATCGTTGAGGCTTATGTAATCCTCGAACTGCATGCCATATTGCCCGTCCGCGAACTGACCCACCCTAGCGGTATACATAATTGTCCTGTCACCGCCGTTGGTGAACGCCGGATCAACCCCCGCTATCAACGCAGAAGGACCAACAAATTCAATTTTCTTCATACCATTCGCCTTGAGTATCTCGGACTCGCCGTAGATGCCCTCGGCTTCGTCACTATCGAAGAACACAGCCCTAACCATTCGCATGTAGGCACGGCTACTCTCACCTAATAGGGCTTTGTCTTCCGCAATCTTCTCAATAGTCGGTAGGAAAGGGTATACTGTGTATCCCGCCGCCACGTTGGGGCTACGCTCACCATCCAGTCGGATGTATTTACCACCCCACTTTGTGATCCACTCGTCATCCACATCGGGCGTAACGGCTTCCCAACCACCCTTCGGTGTAGACCAGACGCCGAAAGAGTCAAACCTACTCGCGGGGTTGGATAACCCCACAAAATCAAACCTTGGGTTTTTGCTTAAGTTAGCAAGCGCGGCTTGTTGAATCGCTTCACTAAGCTCTCCCAACTCGTCACCGATTAGCAGCACGTGCTTTTGCTTAAGACCAATAAACTTACCAATGGCCTCACGCGTGCGACTTTTTTCCGCAGCGATCAGCGAAAGACCCGCTCTGTCAAATGTTTGACCATGCTCGTCGATGTAGTTAGCCGACCCAGTCGAGTCCCGAATGTTGATCGGAGCTCCGTCAATGACGGACAGTAGGGAGATCACCGAACCCCAGATCCGCTTACGTGCCTCGCGCAAGGTGGTGCTTGTCATCAGGACTAGGGTGTCCCTCGGCCTCGCCAGCCATGTGATGATACCGTAGCCAGCTAGGGTGTGACTCTTGCCGCTCGATGCTGCTCCACCAATAGCAAGATACTTGTTACCTATACACTCACGGATAATCTGCTCCGCCCACGGATGCTTGAGGAACATGTGCTCAGGCAAGTCGTCCCTGTTCCAGAGCAAATCCGCCACGCGCCAGAAATAGAACTCCTTCGCCTTGTTGGACGGATGGTTGGCAAAGCCCCACAACAGAGCGGTAAGGGTATTGGTTACAGGAATCAAAAAACCACCAACGTCCATCTTGTTTGTGGCGGGGTCTATGCGCGGCTCCAGCACGGAGTTTGATACCTTGTCGGGATCGTATTTTCTTGGTCGGCCCATAAATAAAGTAGAGCGGACAGTACGCCACTAAAAAAAGTTTGACAAGTAATAGTTTATACACTTCTCTAACCCGCACATGTTCTCAAGAAAAAAAGGGCCAACACCAACGGCGAAGCTACGCAAAGGGCAAGCTGAACGTCGGCAAGCTAAAGCAGCTAGAACCCAACGCGCCATTGAGCTATACCAACAAGGCGTGATGAAGATCCGAATCGCCGAGCAACTTGGCGTCAGCACCGACACGGTTTGTCGGTGGCTTAAAAACGTAATCGTAGACAAACCAGACAGCGAAGCCGAACCATTCGCCAAAAACCTTGAAGACTCTACCACTGCCGTAGTTGCCGACGCTAAATTGGCGGCGCGAGATGAAGAGCAACAAGCCTTATTGGAGGTGGCTGAGAACCAATCCAGTCCGGCGGACAAGTATCAAGCCTACGTCGCGGCGAGTGCAATTAAAATGCTGCGCGACAACCTGATAAACGTACGCGGTCCGAGAACCGTCCGCGAGTTATCGGAGCTCGACCAGCTGATCCGCCGCAACCTCGGCCTCAACCCCAAAGGTGGAAGCGGTGGATCGGGATCACTCACCATCGACGTCTCGATACTCAATAACAGTAAGGCAACCAACGGAGGCAGTGCTTCCGTAATCATAGACGCAGAAGAGTCCGACGGGTCAGATGAATGAAGACACTGTTATCGTAGGTGTTGACAACGGGATCAGTGGTGGTCTCTGCGCTGTGGCGGCGTTTAATGGCGCTGTGATTGCATACAAAGCCATGCCCACCAAAATGGAAGCAGGCAAATCCGAAGTAGATGTTAGAGCCCTACTCGACTGGCTAGAGCCTTACAGAAATAATATGGTTGTCTGCGTTGAAGAACCGCTCAAGCACGCCAAATCTTCACAAGCGATGCGATCCATGAGTATCTCATTCGGTCTTATTCTAGGAGCGTGTGAGGCTAAACGGTTTGAAGTAAGAAGAGTTCAGGTCAAAGAGTGGCAAGACGCGGTGCTCGGCAAGAGACTCGCGAAGGGAATGACCAAGGTCGCCGCCATAGCTACAGCCAACAAACTCTGGGTATCAGAGACATGGTTAGCTACCAGCAGAAGCAAAGTACCCCACGACGGAATTGTTGACGCAGCCCTAATCGCTCACTATAGTCGAGATCACCAACTACTATGAATCGAAGCTACATCATAAACGCTCTTGAGGCAATCGTCGAAGACGTCACGGGTTCTGTAATGAAGCTCCCTTTTAGCAGCGAGCTTGAAGCATTTTTTGAACCCGAAGAGTTCCCCGTTTTTAGGGACATGGTAGCCGAAGAGTTTGACTTACCGGACTACTCTATCATCGACACTGCCGAAACGTTTCGAGAGCTAATCGTTCTTTTGGAAGACGAACTTTTTTAAATAAATAAATAAATAATTGACAAGTCGATGCGCTCAGAGTAGATAGGGGTCTTTCAACCCCTAAAAATATGAGTGAACCAAAATCGAAGTCTACGGTAAACGCAGCCGGAAACTACACGAAACCTACGATGCGTAAGACCTTGTTTAACAAGATCAAAGCTGGCAGCTCTGGCGGAGACGCAGGAGAATGGTCAGCCCGCAAGGCGCAACTTCTCGCCAAAGAATACAAAGCCAAGGGAGGTGGTTATAAATCATGAAGAAACCACAAGAATCCCTGAAGAAGTGGACAGAACAAAAATGGCGAACCTCCGACGGCTCTCCGAGCGAAGGCAAAAAACGCTACCTACCAGACAAAGCGTGGGGTGCTCTCTCCCAAAGTGAGAAGAACGCTACCAATCAGGCTAAGGCAAAAGGCAACGCCAAAGGTAAGCAGTTTGTTCCACAACCAAAAAGCATCGCTAAGAAAACCTCCGGTTACCGATGAACACACCAAACGATCCGAAAGGTGCAATCGGTGCTACAAAGACACCACTAGCATTGATTCCGCCGTTTGCTATGGAGCAGACTGCGTGGGTTCACAAGTTAGGCTCCGAGAAATATGGCAAAAAGATTCCAGTTTATGCTTGCAATGATGGCGTTGAACTGGCAGAATTCTGTTCGTGCGGATACTCCATACAAAACCAACGTGCCACCCAGACAGGCCACATGCCTCTCGCGGACTATGTTTCGAGTGCTACAATAAAGAACACCCAAGAAGCAAGCGGGCCTCATGTCATGAAGGAAGAGTTGCATGGGCAAAAGGATTATGTAAATCCTGCTACGACAAACAGCTTAGGCTTTCAGATCCAAGTTACGATAGCAGACAAAAAAGTATTACTAACGACTGGGTCTCAAAAAATAAAGAATATCTTAGAATCCAACATTCTGAATACAATAGCAGACCAGAAATTAAGGAAAGAAATACTGTCAACAATAGGATTAGAACTCTTCAATCATTTGGGTTATCGTTGGAAGATGAACTCAGAATTTTGGGTGAGCAAAATTACGGATGCAAAGTTTGCGGTGGACCAGCAGGAAGAAAAGGATTATTTGACATCGACCACGATCACAAGTCTGGAAGATTTAGAGGATTTATATGTCACAGGTGCAATAAAGGGCTTGGCCTGCTCGGAGACAATATCGAGTCTGTTGAAAAAGCACTCGCATACCTGCGATGTTCAGAATCTAATTATTCGTGATGGTGAAGTAGAGCAGTATGGGGCCTATAATTGGAGGCGCACAGGCGTATGTGCGACCACGTATGTCGCTGCCATCATGCGCCACCTCAACGCTTGGCGCGACGGCGAAGACTTGGACCCTGAATCCGGTATCTCGCACATCGCTCATATAGCCTGTAGCTGCAACATCCTACTAGATGCACAGCACTGTGACACGTTACAGGATGACCGATACAAGAAGCCTACAAACCCACATTGCGGATCGGAATTTATAGCTGAAGAATTTGGTGCCCAAACAGGTCGCCCGTCAGAGAATGAGATGGAATGTTTATGTGGGCGTAGGCTCATCTACACATGGAACATGGGCTGGGCATGTGAAGACTGCCACCTTTAAACATCCATTATGGATGTTTAGTTCGTAGGTTACCATTACCGATCAGGAACTTTTAATTCAAAAAACACAACACAAACAAAAATATTACCGATGAGAAACGCCAACTTACCTAAGTCTCGAGTCTACGTCCGCTGCGATGCGTTCGGTGGGTGTCCAAATACCTTTGAACCTGCGTGGCTACTTAGCGTACGCGCCATGCGAAATCGTCCCTTCTGCTTCCAAGTGTGGGTGGATGAATACGCAGCATGCTTCGACAAGATTCCGCCTCAGTGTATCTACTGGTATGAACCAGATGGAGACCAGATCGACCTCCCGCTACACAAAGTGCAAATGTGGGAGTGTTTATCTGGCAGTATTGAAGTATGGCAGAAGAGCCAGCTCTGCGATGTGCCGATGCTTGTGAATATGGGCAAAGGATGCGCTCCGATGACTGGACATTACTGGTTCACTATTGACTTCCTACCGGAAGGACAAGCCGCTGGAACATTAGACATTGGTGACGTTGAACTCTTGGAAGAACACAAGGAAGGGAACGTGGTTAAGTTGTCTAATGGTCAGATCGCTATCTACCCTAACAATCGCTTGAAGTGGCTCCCGATCAGTCTCCTCAAAGAAGGCGCTACCGAACGTATACCTAATTGGAACGTCGCCACAAACGAGCAATGGGATGACTGGTGGCAAGACTCGACGGAGATCCTTGGAGACGCTAAGTGGGCGTATTGATCTCATGAAAACACTATTTGACAAGCAGCGGGAGTCTGTTGACTTCCTCATCGCCACACTCAAGCAGCACAGGGGCGCTCTTGACGGCTCCCATACCGGAGTTGGCAAGACAGTTATCGCAGCCAGAGTTGCGCTGGAGTTAGGCGTGCCAGTTGCCGTCGTCTGTCCGAAGATTGTCATCCCGTCATGGGAGCGCGAGCTTGCGGAGGTCGGCGTCACACCAATCTTTGTAACCAACTACGAGAAACTTAAAAGGGGTAATTCGTTTTTAGCCAAAGTAGGTAAGAAACTTTTTCGTTGGCAGCTACCCCAAGAGACCTTGCTGATATGGGACGAGTGCCACAAGTGCAAATCACCTTTCAGCCAGAACGCCCAGATGCTGGTCGCAGCTAAACAAGCGGGTCTGTACAACCTGCTGCTGTCAGCCACGGCGTGCCAAGACCCAACGGAGATGCGTGCGATCGGTTTTACTCTGGACTTGCACTCACTCAACAAGCCCGTCGGAAAGAAGAAGAGCTGGTTCTCGTGGATGATGCAATACGGCTGTAGGCAAGACCATTGGAAGAACTGGGTGGCTGGTCCACTCGCGAAGCTGTCCGAACTCAATAAAGAACTCTACGGCGTGAATTGCGTTAAGCTCACACCGTCTGATCTACCATCTGCATTCACAGATAATCATGTTATTACGGAGCCGCTTGCATTTTCTGGCCTGAGCGACATCGCTAAATTTTACAAACAACACGGCGTTACACCTGAGATCGTAGAGCGGTTCGTGGAAGATGGTGGTGTGAGCCCCCATATTCTCGTAGAAATCCTCCACGCTCGCCAACTTGCCGAAGCAGCGAAAGTGCCCGACATCATCGGCATGATCGAAGACGCAAACGAAGAAGGTTACAGCGTAGCCGTGTTCGTCAACTTCGTAGACACAGTCAAATCACTGGCTGCATCGTTTCCCGATGCGTCAGTCGTTGTCGGTGGTCAGTCGGCTATGGTTCGCGAAGACAACGTGCAGCGGTTCCAGACGAATCAAACCCGCGTGATTCTATGTAACATTGCCGCTGGTGGGGTCGGCGTATCTCTACACGACGAACACGGTGGATACCCGCGCATGAGCCTGATCTCACCTACATTTAACGTGAAAGAGTATATCCAAACACTCGGACGCATCCACCGAGCGAACGCAAAGAGTCCTTCTATTCAAAGGGTTCTGGTCGCTTCAAAAACTATTGAAGAAAAAGTATTGACTACACTTGAGAAAAAGCGTAAGGCTATGGAAACACTTCACACGAAACAAGAATCATGATAACAGAAAAACAACAACTAGATCACAGCTCACGCGCTCATGCTGAGTTCGGACCATCATCTCTCAAGTATGTCGCCATCTGTGCCGGATATAATGGCAAGGAAGGGACGTCAGGCGCAGCCGAAAAAGGAACGCGCATCCACGAAGCTCTTGAAGTCCGCGACCCATCTGCTCTGCACGACGAGGAAGAAGTCAAACTCTATGAGGCCATCCTTGCGGACGAGGAAGAGATACTCAACGGTGTCTTCGGTGACTACCCTAAGATCACCGAACGAGAGATCCGGCTGCACCTCGAACTCGATGCAGCAACACCGACCTTTGGCACATGCGACCTACTGGTGCACACCGCAGAAGGGGTTGCCGTAATGATCGACTACAAGACAGGCATCAGCAAGATTGACGAGCCTGAGAAGAACTGGCAATCCAAAGCCTACGCGCTGGCGGTATTGCAGATGTTCCCCCACATACACACGATCAAGTTCGCCTTCATCGTGCCACTCAACGGTGGTATTCTCAGCGGGGTCTTCAAGCGCGAACAGATGAGCGACTTACGTAATCAAATTTCTGAGGTGATTAAGAAAGCAGAGACTACGCGACCCAAATGGGAGACGGGCTCGATTGAGATCGACGACGTTACACCTACGGTAAACTGCCGTTTCTGCCGATACGAAGAAAGTTGCCCTGCATTAGGTGCAGTCTGCATAGATATCGCCGCGAGGGTTAGTCCTGAACTACTACCTACAGGCCCTATTAGACCGTCCGATGTGGAAGACCCAGAGGTTCTTGAGCGGCTCTTCATTGTGGCTAAGATCGTCGAGAATTGGGCACAGTCCATCAAGCACAAGACTACCGGTTTAGCATTAGCCGGACACGAATTTGAGAACCATAAGCTGCGGTCAATGGGTTGTCTCAAGAAGACGGTTGAGAAAAACTACCTCGCTCAACTCGCTGTTAAGCACGGCTTGGGTCTTGATGAGGTTATCGAGGCTGCTGACCTGACAATGAGTCAACTCTCGAAAGCCCTCCACGAAAAAACTCCTAGAGGAAAAAAATCTTTTGTTGTTGACAGCTTCGAAACCGAAGCTATTGATCTCGGCATCGTCGAGGTTGGACCAACACGATACACACTTTCCTCACGATGAGGAGAAAAGGGAGTTACGGATGTCCCCTTTAATAAGCGAACGCAACAACCGATCAGAACCAGAAAATAGTAATATGAGCACAGAAGCACTAAACACAAATACAGCAACCGGACTTGCCTTTGCAGCGCAAGACATCGACATCCCTCGCCTTAACGTCATCCAAAAGATGTCAGAAATCGAAGGACCTATCGGTTCGGTTGTGATTGACAAGGACTCCGTCCTCCTCGAAGCCGAACAGAAAACTCCGGTCGTTGTGATCGGTGCAATCAAGCGGTGGAAAGAAGACGTTCCTTTTGGTGAGGACTACATGCCGAAGATCGTTTCTAACGAAGCCGACGCAAAGAGCCTCGCTGTAGAGAGCAGCTACGACATAACGGAGTTTGCTGAAATCATCCTACTTATCCCTCAAGTCGGCGATGATGACACAATGTTCCCCTACCCAATCGGCGATAGCAATTATCAGATTGGTCGTATCACCGTTCAGAAGGATGCCTACCGCATGACATACAAGCGTCTGTTTACCTTCTCGACGTTCAACCCCGACATTCCGGTGTCCTCGAGATTTTGGAACTTCGGAACTGAACTGATGTCCAAAGGGAAATACAGCTGGTATGTGCCAATGTTGGCCGCTACTAAAGACAGCGTACCGACTGAAGTAGCTGAGTTTGCCGCACGCCTTACAAAAGGGGGTGCCCAATGATCCCAGTTGCACTTGATAATCCGCTCACGCTTCTAAAGCGTGAGTTAGACTCCATCCGCAGCGTGATCACTGAAATCGACGGTCACATCACCAAACTCAACGATCAGATCACTGAGCACGCGGTTCAGAAGGTATCTTTGAATCTGGTGGCAACTG